AGATCCGTTTATTAAAGAACAAAATGTTTGCAGAACAACCTTTTATGAGAAAAATCAGAGAAGTAATTTTAGAAGAAAAGGAACGTATTTGGGACGATCATGATCGTGAAATTTCCCAAATCCAACAAAAAAACAGAGAAAGTATTTTTAAAGCGTGGGTATTAGGATTAGTTGTTGGTGGTGGGATTTCTGCTCTCGCAACTTCTTACTTAACTATGTATATCCATGCACTAACTAAGCATTAAACTGGTTCTTTTTGAGCCCTCAAACGAGGTCTCTTATGAGAGTTAAAGAAATAGCATCATGTATTACAGCTCCCCAATAAGCATTATATGTTGGCTGACCTAAACCAAATATCATAAATAAAATGAGTACAATTGAGCGCAAGAAGGTGTTCAAGATGGCATTCGCCGTCGGCCACAACCAAACGTTCATTTGTCTATGAAATATTTTTTTCTTGAGGTATAGCATAAACAAAAATGGGTGGCGGTTTAATGCAATTAGTTTCCTACGGTGCCCAAGATATCTACATCTCGGGTAACCCACAAATTACTTTCTGGAAAATTCTCTACAAGAGACACACCAACTTTGCAGTTGAATCCATTGAAGTTACCTTTAACGGTCAAGCCGACTTCAACAAGCGTGTAACTGCAGTCATTAACCGTAATGCAGATTTAATGTACAAGACATACGTCCAAGTCGTTTTACCAGCCATTTCTTTAACAAACAACGATGGTTTCCGTTGGCTCAACTACATTGGTCACCGTCTCATCAAACAAGTTGAAATTGAAATCGGTGGTCAACGCATTGATCGTCAATACGGTGACTGGATGCAAATCTGGACTCAGCTCTCTGTTGATGCCGGTAACATCAAGGCCTTAGATGCTATGCTCGGTAACACCCACGATCTCGTCTTAATGAAACGTTCTACTGGTATGCCATTAGATACAACTTGTTCTTCTTCTGAAACAACCATCTCTTGTATCCCACGTGCCGGTACACCAGCCAAGACCCTCTACATTCCTCTCCAATTCTGGTTCTGTCGTAACCCAGGTGTTGCAATTCCTCTCATTGCTCTCCAATACCACGAAGTCCGTATCAACGTTGACTTTGAAACATGGCAAAACTGTCAATACTACGAAAACAGCACTGGTAATCCATACGCCTACGCAGCTCAATCCTTAGCTGCTGCTTCCATCTACGTTGACTACGTCTACTTAGATACTGAAGAACGTCGTCGTTTCGCCCAACAATCCCACGAATACCTCATTGAACAAGTTCAATACACTGGTGCTGAATCCATCACATCTTCTTCCAACAAGATCCAACTCAACTTCAACCACCCTGTAAAGGAACTCCAATGGGTCGTCCAACGCGATTCCTTCGTAGACTGCTCTACATCTACATGGTTAGCCTCTGTTGGTGGTGCACAACCATTCAACTACTCTGATGACTTCTCCACTGATGGTATCATCACATCTCTCTTAGCCCAAGCCACAGGTGCAGCCAACTCTCTCCAACCCACCAACTCTGTCTCCTTGGCCACTCGTCCTCTCGGTCAAGCCCCAACAGAAATCTCCTCCCTTGTTGGTGCAAACTCCTTCGATATTGCAGGTGAAACTGAATTTGAATCTGGTGTCAACTACCTCCTCGCCAAAGTCATTCTCGACTCCGGTGTCCGATGTGAAGGTAAGAACCCAGTTGAAGTCGCCAAGCTCCAACTCAACGGCCAAGACCGATTCACTGAACGTGAAGGTGCCTATTTCGACAAGGTTCAACCATTCCAACACCATTCTCGCACACCATCTGTTGGTATCAACGTATACTCCTTCGCCTTACGCCCAGAAGAACATCAACCATCCGGAACATGTAACTTCTCCCGTATTGATAAGGCAACTCTCCAACTCACTGTATCTCTCAACACAGTTACTGGTACACGCACTGCACAAGTTCGTGTATACGCCCTCAACTACAACGTTCTCCGCGTAATGTCTGGTATGGGTGGTCTCGCATACTCCAACTAAACCCGCAAATGTATACTATATTTGCGTGGTTTACTAACCTGTTGGCTTTTAGTGTAATATAAATTAAAACATAATGAAACCATAATTGAGTTTCAAACTTGAAATTCAATTATGATTTATTAATAATGGAATTAGTGTATTACACTGTTGGGTTCAACCCTAAATACATAGACATGCTTTATCTATCTATAGTCTCTCTTCGCAAATACAATACACAAGATATCTTGATTATTTGCGACGAAGCTCTAGTCGAAACATGTATTGAAAAAGTAAAAAATATCAAGAGAGTCACTGTAGTAGCATGCAAGGATTCTATTAATGCAATGGATTCTTCTATGAAAAAACTGCTTATATTTGACTACGACATCTCTAAATATAAAAAAATTCTTTTCGTAGATTCTGATATTTTAGTCGATGTCCGGTTACACACTGTTTTACCTAATGTTGTTGATGACGGTATTATTTACGCTTTTCCTGAAACTAGAAATTTCATGTTTCATCTAGAAAAGTATCATTCTTTGATGGACTACACAGTTGAAACCTTTAAATTTTTAGTAGACAATAAAATTTACCCTTTTAATTGCGGATTATTTGCATTTTTAAATACTCCAAAAATGAAAGAGCATTTTCAAAATATAAGAGACATGATAGATAATTATCAGGGAAGTAATTACCACTATGAACAATCGTTTATGAATGTGTATTTCAATACCAGAAAACTGGCAAATACTTTAGTTTTTACTGAAAAAAACTGCATAATGAACATTGACATAGAGAAAGTTAAGCCTAAATATTCTTGGTTGAATGCAGATGCGCATTATAGAAACAAGTTCTTTCATTTTTGTTACCAACGCGATCCTGACAAAAAAATAAAGGAAATGCTCTTGTGGATAAATATGTTTAAAATATAAACGTAATAGAATTAGTTTATTTAAATGTCAAATCTAGTTTACTTTGCAATAGGATATAACGTAAAATTTGTAGATCTGGTAGATTTAGCAATTCGGTACATGCGTCTCAAAAATCCTACAATAACAGTCATGGTTCTCTGCGATGAATGTTTCATGGAAACATGCAGAACTACACTCCCGCAAGGCACTTTACTTTTCTCACTTCCAAATTCAACAACAGTAAGAGAAGCTACAATGAACAAACTTCGTATTTTTGAAGCTATTAACAACACTGATTTCAAGAGGATTATGTATATAGATTCTGATATTCTGATAGACAGAAACATTGACTCAATAATGTACAGCATCACAAACGAAGAAAAGTTATACGCTTTCTATGAAAACACAAACATCCATTCACATACACAAGAGAACTGGTCTTTCAAAAATTATTCTGAAGCTTACCTTGAATTCTTTGAAGAAAAGAAGATTTACGTTTTCAATACTGGACTGTTTGGGTTCATAAATACTCTTAAAATGAAACAACATTTTCAGAATACAATTGATTTAATAAAAACACATCAAGGAGACCAGTTTTTAGAACAATCTGGGATGAATGTATACTTCAATAAACGCGATTTGGTAGACGGATCATTGATTACATCTGAAGTGTACAATATGTACATGCCATTTGATGAACAATGTCGTAATAAAATTATACATTTTGCAGGAAGTCCAGGGAACGATGAAACGAAACTCTCAAATATGAGACGATTTATGGAGAATATATTGTTTGATAAGATTGTGTGTCCTTCATGTAATTCTAATCTTGTCTTACAGAAAGTATAATGCATTCCTTGCGTGAATGGCAAACCTTGCAAAAGAATCCAGCTAGTCTTATTATTGCTGGATCTAGTAAAGATCAATCAGATAAATGGCTTCCGTTTCCTATAGGTTTAAAAGCAACTGTGGATCCCAATGTTTTTAAAAATAATCAATGTGGCTCACACGACAAAACAGTTTTGTGCAGTATACAAACGTTTACGGACAAAAGAAGAAGAAACACGAACAATCGAGAAAGTTTCGTAAAGACATTAGCTTCAAACGGTATTTACAACCAAGAAATACCTTTTGAGCAATACCAACAAACTTTATCGGAATATAAGTTTATAGTGTCTCCTGAAGGAAACGGAATAGACTGTCATCGTCATTATGAAGCTCTTATAGCAGGAAGTATACCTATAGTAGAAGACAACCCTTTGATACGCGAAAAGTATAAAGGGTGTCCGATCTTGTACACTAAAGATTATTCGGAAATCACAGTTGACTACCTTGAAAAGGTTTATTCGGAAATGATAGATGAAAAATACGATTTCAGTGTTTTATTTTTATCATATTACAATCCATTAATGCAAATAGAAATCAAGTCTAATTCGCGTTACTGGTGCGAACTATATGGCGTGCCATTATGGTACCCTGAATCAATAAACACTATAGTCAAATGGCTTAAATTTTATTAATAATAAGTAAATGCCGGACAAAACACGTAAAGTCAGAACATACGGAAGTCGTGCACAAGTCATGCACGGCGGTGCCATGAAAACATCTGGAGGTCTCACTAAAGATGATCTCATGTACAATAAAGGTGGTCGTATTGTATCAAAGAAACGACACGCAACAATGAAGAAGAGAATTGGAGGAGATGAATAAAGGTTTTAAACGCACTTTCATTAATCAGATAAAATGCCAGACTATATTGTTGAAGCCAAGACAGTTCAAACAGGTGCGGTCCGAACGTTGACTGAAGCTTTGAAATGTATTTTGGTGGAAATGAGTCTCATATTTGACTCCGATGGTGTTCGCATGGTAGCCATGGACAATACCCGAACAGTGTTGGTCCACTTGAGACTGTATTCCGATAAGTTCGAAAAGTATTCTTACAAGCACAATACAGGTAAGTTTGTTATTGGAATTAATACAGATCATCTCCATCGCATTGTCCGAACTGCAACAAACGACGACACAATCACATTTTACGTTGACCAAGCAGACCCAAATACATTAGGAATTCTGCTTGAAGACGGCGAAAAGAAGCAAGTGACACGATACAAATTGAATTTATTAGATCGTGACGAACCGGATATTCAATTACCTGAAACTGAATTTTCAGCCCATATCACTATGCCTTCATTGGACTTCCAAAAGATCTGTAGAGACATGACATTACTTGGTGCCAAAACAGTAGAAATCAAAAACGTTAGTTCCTCCTTGACATTTGGATGCAAGGGTCATTTTGCCTCACGCACAACGGTCATGGGAGATTCAGAGAACGAGTTTTCTATCCAAAAGAAGATGACCGACGAAATCGTTTCAGGAAACTTTTCATTGCCTCATTTGGTCTTATTCACAAAGTGCACGAACTTATGCAACAATTTAGAAATCCATATGAAAAATGATTGGTTCTTGATGATCCGATACGTCGTAGCTAATTTAGGAGACATTAAACTCTGCTTAATGCCCTGCTCAACTTAAAAACGGGATATCATAATTTTTAAAGATCCAAACAAAAACTTCAGATATGATTTCCAAAGCTAAACCAGATATCAACCCAGTTTCGAAAAATACGAAATAAGTAGCAATAGACGTTCCCGGAATACCTATGAGTTTTTCAACCATTCCATAGTAAGGCGACTCTTTCTTTGTTAAGTTCTTCTCTGCAACCACAATGAAACATACTTGAAGAAATACGTGTTGTAACCATATTGCGATCAAACAAACGCAAACTATACATTTGAGCCAAAAGGATGGATATATAGTGTGTGAAACAATGACCAATACAAAAAAGAACGTAGAAATCATGAAATGGTAGAGTGCTAAAATATGACCTAATGCCTCTTTGTCTTCTGTGAACCAACTATACATAAACTCAATAATTCGTCTGGTATTCTTTTCCAGAACAGATACGAGCTGTGGATGTATACTAATTTCCATTATTGGAACATCATATAAACTAATTCTGTTCCTAACACGGCAATGAGAACACCTTCAATAATAACCAAGTAATCGTTATCGTCTTCCAGATCCATGCCTGTTAAATCTTTCAGTATCTTGAAATACGGAGACACGTTCTTTGTGAGTTTACGTTCAGACACAATCAGGACACAAACGTCCAAACATATATGCTGGATGTAAAGCAGTAAAATGCAAATAAAGACTACACATTTGAACCAGAACAAAGGGTACCAAGTATGTGCAAGAACCACTATAAAAATCATAGTGGTGAGGACGAGAATATGAATGACTCCCAGAATGTAACCCAAAGCTTCACTGTCTTTGGAAATCCAGCCATACAAAAAAAGTATAGTCTTCCGGATATATGAATCCAGAGTTTCGACTATAGGTTTTTTGGCCTCCATTATTACTTAGGTCTTGCTTTATGAGGAGTATACGTAACGTCCTCGCCAATCTTGAAGTTTTCAATTTCTTGGTTCAAGTATGCGTTATCTGATACGGTTGTAGTCGTATTCCAAATTTTTATAATCGAGAAAGGTCCCTTTGGAGATACCGTAATTCCTACTAAAGTTTCCTTTCGTTGTGTAAGAAGTTCGTTAGCTATGCAGTGAACCATCAAATTAATGAACGTAGAATGAACAACCTTGTCTTCTATCTTCTTTGACCATGCACCTCCAGCTTCATTTTCTTTGGCATCCCAAAGAGGTTTGAATCCTTGTCGCATAAAGAAGAACATCCCAGACTCCCAAGCTTCCTTAGATATTGTGTCCACGACGCTCCAGAATTGCTGAGGTGTAGAAATATCAACAATTTTTATATAACTATCTAAATCATAACTTTTATTGTTCGGATCGTGATACCACAGAATCCAGCGATACTGGAGTTTTGTGGTCTCGATAATTGATCCCATTTTATACTATTATATATCTTTGTTTAAAATGGATTCGTTTTTAACAAGGCAAAAGTATACAAGAAAATATAATGAGTTTAACAGTAGCAGAAATTTATTCAGTTCGATTTGGAGTAAAGCTTGCATTGCCAAGCATAATACAAGAGAATATAGCAAAGTTACGAATTACACCAGTTGCTTTCAAACCGTTCCGACCTCCTCAAAGGGTTGCGTTCAAACCTAAACCTTCCCAGCCCGACAATTGGCGTGAAAACGTCCTTGTAGATGCTGTGAGACGAGTAAGGGAAAAAGACGATCCGGAATATGCAGAAGTTTGCGGTTGTATAAATAAGATTTCAGAGAAAACACTAGAAAAGTTATCCAAACAAATAGTTGAAAACATTCAAAAAAGAGATGAAAATTTCAGATTGCGTGTAACAACATTATTGTTTGATACCGTTATGACACAAGGTGGATTTTATGTTGATTTGATGTCCGATTGTGTAAAGAAACTTGTTGAAGCAATTCCTGAAATCAAAGAAGATATCTTAGTACAGACAGAAATGTTCCCTAAGCTTTACAACATGACCGAAACAATCACTTATCCTTCAATGGACCAAACTGGTTATTCGGATAGAATCGTAGAATGGACAAATATGAAAAACAAACGACGCGGATATGCTAAGTTCATTACAAACCTGTTTGTCCGCGACCTTCTTCCTGAAGAGGTTGTTACAACATCATTAGTCCAAGTAATTGCAGATTTGAACGATACGGCTAAACAAGCAAAGACAGATCAAACAGAAGAAAACACAACACAATTTGTGGTATTCTTGTATGAATGTGTAAACACGCTACCTGCTTCGGCAACATCTCTTCGTGAAATGATCCGAAACTGTGTGACAAGCCTTCTCGGACTGCCTCGCCCCGAACTTCCAAGTTTGAATATGCGATCAAGGTTCAAGTTGGAGGACACACTCAAATGCGTTCAGTAGTTTAAACATCAAAGCAAACGATAAAACAAATGTCTGTAGCTGTGCCTTCTGCAAGTGTCTTGCTTCGTGCAGCACAAGTATCAATGACTGAAGATAAACCTATTTATTTAGATTATTACCAGGACAGCGTCAACAAGAAATGTTGTATTGGAGTTCGCGAAACAGAAAAGTTCTTGGTCAAGTCGGACAGTGAATACACTTCCACTATCCAGAACGTTTTTAAATGTGAAACTTGTTACATTGTCATGACCGAAAACAGTTTGTATATTGTATCTACAGACATTCCAATTAAAAAGGTTATGGGATCTAAACAAGAGTAATAAAGAAAGATAATGGATTTAGTGTTTCCTCCGCCCCATTATTTTTTATT